GTAATATTTACTAATTGGCAAGTAGGAAAATTTAAAAAAACAAGTGTAAGTGTATTTGGTCAGGATTACGGATTTAGTAATGACCCAAGTACATTAGTAGAAACTAATATAGATACTGCTAATAAGATTATTTATTTAAAGGAATGTTTTTACTTACCTAAACTTACAACAAGCGAAATATCACGCTTAAATATGAAACACGCAGTAGATAATCTAATAGTAGGCGATTCAGCAGAAGTTCGTTTATTATCAGAATTAAAATCAAAAGGATGTAATGTTGTAGCTTCAATTAAAGGAGCTGGTTCTATTACTTATGGAATATCATTATTACAGGACTATGATTTAATAGTAGACGAACAAAGTATTAATTTAATCAAAGAACTTAACAACTATAGTTGGCTTGAAAGAAAATCTAATACACCTATTGATAAACACAACCATTTAATAGATGCAATTAGATATGCAGTAAGTTACCAACTACAAAATCCTAACAGGGGCAAATACTATATACAATAATGGAATGTAAAAAATGTAAACAGACAATGACTATATATTCAGGTAAAGACAATAAAGACTACTACTACTGTAGCAAGTGCGATATATTAGAGTTTGAATAAATAAGTTATTAAATATTTTGTTAATTAAATAAATAGTTATATATTTGAGTATAATTGCAATGAAGCAGTTGTATAAACAAAACAGAACAAATGACATTAGAAGATAAATTTAAAATTAACAATGTTGAATCTACATTAAAGTGTTTATTACAATATGCAGATTTAAAATCACATCACAAAGATTGGGTTCTTGAATCTTATAAAAACATTTTAGACTTCAAACATCAAAACGACATAATATGAAAAAAAGACAATATAGAAGTAATCAAGGTAGAAGTCCAAAAAAAGAAAATGACTCAATGAAAATCATAGGCATATTACTTTTAATAGCTTGGACTGCAGGTATAATTTCTTTAACACTCAAATTAGTATGAAACATTATTACGAAGTAAACGGACAGCGTAGATATTACATTGCAAAGAAAATATCTCCAAAAGAAAACAAAGAATCATTTTTAAAAATTGTAGGTTATGCAGCTTTAGGATGGGCAATATTTTATGTAGCTATGTTTTTTTTCTTACATTTGTTAGAAACAATAGTATGAGAAACAAGATACAGAACTTACAAGATTTAGAATATACCAGTAACGCTATAATACTTGGCGAACTAATTAACAAGTGGGTAAAAGCTAAACCAAAGAACAAAGAGCTATTACAATTCCAACAACTATTTATAGACAACTCTATTTATGTTGCAGGATTACAAAACGATTTAACAGCTTGTAAAATGGCTAATAGCGATTACAGGGAACGAATGAATGAAGCCCTATACGATTTAGAATTATACAAAGAAGAAATGAGAGCTTATAATTTATGAACTACTATACAGAAACACCAGACGATATGCCACAATACAAATGTATTGAATGTGAAAGACCAATTTATAAGGAGGGGTATTGTAGTCATCAATGCGAATATATAGATTAATAATTTTGTTTTGTTTTTAGTGGAAAAAGGGTGTTAGAAATAGCACCTTTTTTTTTATACTAAAATTGTACTTTAATTACGTTATATAAGTATGAAAGCTAATATAAACGTGCCTACAGAACTTAATGAGATTACATTGAAGCAATATCAAAAGTTCTTAAAAGTGCAAAACAGTAGCAAAGACAATAACTTCATACAATCAAAAATGATTGAGATATTTTGTAGAATAAAAACACAAGATGCTCTAAACATTAAACTATCTGACGCAGACCGTATAGCAACATTAATAACTAATATGTTTGAAGAAAAACCAGACTTGGTTAAAAGTTTCTATTTAGGTGGTGTTGAATATGGGTTTGTTCCTGATTTAGATGAAATTACATTAGGCGAATATATTGACCTTGATACCTATATGGGAGATTGGGATAATATTCATACAGCTATGAATGTACTATACAGACCTATTAAACAAAAGTTAGGAGATAAATACCTTATAGAAGATTATAATGTAGAAACAAAAGACCTTCTACTACAGATGCCAATGGATGCTGTATTTGGTTCTATTATTTTTTTTTATCATTTAGGCATCGACTTATCGAAAACTATGATGAATTATTTGGAGAACAAGGAGGAGAAACAACTTCTTCAAGAGCTGGGTTTTCAAAAAAGTGGGGATGGTATTCGAGCCTTTACGGACTCGCTGCAGGAGATATTACACGATTTGAAAATATCACTAAATTAGGTATGCACCAATGTTTAATGATGTTAGCATTTATGAAAGACAAAAACGAATTAGAATCGAAACAAATAAAAAGTAAATTTAAATGAGCCAACAAGGAATAAGAGGTTTTTACCAATTAACTGAAACCATAAAAGCACAATTACTTGCAGACATAAACTGCAATACAGTAACTACAGGAGACATATACGATGTTAATTTAAACAAACAAGATATATTTCCCCTTGCTCATATTATAGTAAACAACGTAACACAAGAAGAACAAACGCTTAATTTTAATATAAGCATCTTGGCAATGGATATAGTAGACCAATCTAAACAACCTACAACAGATAGGTTTACAGGAAACAATAATGAACAAGATATTCTAAACACACAACTTGCAGTATTAAACAAGGCAATACAAGTATTAAGAATGGGAACATTACATCAAGATATGTATCAGCTTGATAGTCCTGTAAATTGTGAACCATTTTATGACAGATTTGAAAACCAATTAGCAGGATGGACGGCTACAATGGATATAGTAATTTATAATGACATAAGAATCTGTTAATGAATTTTAAGAATATAAATAAAGCATTAAACGATTTTGGTAAATATGTTGTTCAACAATCAAAGTCACGCCTAACTAAAAACAATCAGGGTGGTGGTGCTTTATATGATTCTATTAGGTACACATTAGATGAAGAACAAAAAGGATTTATACTTGACTTCTATATGGAAGATTATGGTATGTTTCAAGACGAAGGAGTTAAGGGTGCTAATCCAAGTTTAATAAAAGGGGGTAAACAAAAAGCACCTAATAGTAAGTTTAGTTATAAGCAGAAGATGCCACCAATGCAACCTTTAAGAGATTGGGCGCAAAAAAAGAATATAAGATTTAGAGATAAAGAAGGTAAATTTAAAAAAGGGAGTTATAAGAGTATGGCGTTTGTATTACAAAGAAGTATATATGCACAAGGTTTTAAACCTACATACTTTTTTACTAAACCATTTGAAGCAGCATTTAAAAGACTGCCAGAAGAATTAGTAAAAGACTTTGTATTAGATATAGAAAAAGGAATAATATTAGGAACAAAAAAATAAACAATGGCAAGAGTAGCATTAAGAAGTCCATATTACAGATATTTAACAGCAGGAACAAATACTGCTTATGTATTATGCACAATAACAATAGACGGAAATTTAGAATATACATTAAGAAAAAATGCAGCAGGTGGAGATGTGGTTACATTTGAAATAGCAGAATTATGTAGAGATTTTTTAAGCATAACTTTCGATGGAACATATACAGCTCAAACAATAGCAATAGTATCTGTTGTAAGAGCGTATAATGCAAGTGACCAAGCCATTAATGCTTCATCAAAAACTGATGTTGGTTATGATGCTTATAGTACATTTATGGAAGGTTCAAATGCAGAAGTGCCTTATTCAAGACCAAATCTTTTAATGAGTAGAAATCCAAGAATATCTTATGTACAAGGAGATATATATGTTCCTGTTGGTTATGCAGGTGTTGTTGCAGGTGTTAAGATAGATGAAAGTATGGAATATTATTCTTATAGTTCTACAGATGAAGCAATACAGGGAACTACAATGGGAGTACAAGTCAATATACATAGGATAGATTGTACTAAATACGGAGATGGTCATAAAGTTACATTTGTAAATAAGTATGGAGCATTACAAGACCTTTGGTTTTATTTAAAAGAAGTTAATTCAACAACTAAAAAACAAGAGCAATTTCAAAGAAACATAACAAACGCTAATGGAACTTATAGTGTTAACGAACATACTAAACAAGATTACAATACAATAGCTAATACAAGTATAACATTAAGTTCTGGTTATTATCCTGAATGGTGTAATCAATGGTTTGAAGAATTAATGTTGTCAGAACAAGTTTGGCTTACAAGACCAAAACCTACAAATCTATTACAAACAGAAGTAGTTCCTTTAAATGTTAGAAAAAGTAATATGGTTAAAAAAACATCTTTGAACGACAAACTAATAGATTACACTTTTGAATTTGATATGTCATTTGATTATATAAACAATGTTAGATAATGCAAAAACTACAACTATATATTAGTGGAGAAAGAATTGATTTATTTAAAGATGAACAAGTTTCATTTAACCAATCAATACAAAATATAAAAGACCCTGCAAAGATATTTACAGAATTTACTAAAACATTTTCTGTTCCAGCTTCTAAAACTAATAATCAAATATTTAAACATTATTATAATTTTGATAACGTAGATTCTAATGACATAAGATTAAGTGCCTTTGATGCAAGAAATAAAGTAAGTGGTTTAATAGAACTTAATAATATTACATTTAAGCAAGGTTATGTTAAACTTGAAGGCGTTGACTTAAAATTAAATAAAGCCTACGCATATCGTATTACATTCTTTGGAGAAACAGTAAACCTAAAAGACTTAATGCGTGATGATAATTTAGGAGTTTTAGATGATTTAGAACAATATGGAACTAACTTAACTTATGATGCTGCAAGTATTAAATCATACTTACAATCTGGTTCTAATAATATACTATGCCCATTAATAACATCAGGAGCATCTGGCATAAACAGTAGGTTATATTATAATTCTGGTACACATACTGCAGATGATGGAAATTTATATTGGCAATCTAACGGACACAATCACGGCGTGTTATGGTCAGATTTAAAATACGCTATAAGAGTTTGGAAAATTATTGAAGCAATAGAAGTACAATATGATATAGAATTTACAGATGACTTTTTTAATTCATCAAATCAAGAGTTTTATACTTTGTATATGTGGTTACATAGAAAAAAAGGAAGTGTAGCTCCTTTATCACAAATAACTCAATTTCCTACATTAGTTACTGGCTTTGGTTTACCTCAAACAAGAACAGGAATGATTAATGGGAATGGATTACAAATATTTAATACTGATTTGCCAGATATACAACAAGATTTAGTTTTAACTGTTTCAAGTGGAACTGCTCCTTATGATGTTGTTATATATAGAAATGGTGGTGCTTGGGCTTCATTACCTAACAATACTGGGAGCAAAACTTTTACTAAATCTGATTACCCTGCACCAATGGATGCTGCAACTTATACTGTAACAATATTTGTAACATCACAAATTGATTTTTCAAGTGTTGTTTGGGATTTGTCAGGTTATGATTTTGGAGCTGGTAGTGGTTGGACTGAAACTTATAATTCTGGTGCTATTAGTGCAACTACATCTTTTGATTTTATTATACAACAACAAGTACCTGACATTAAATGTATTGACTTTTTAACAGGTATATTTCGTATGTTTAATTTGACTGCTTACTATGTAAGTGATGCTCAAGATGCAGATTATGGTAAAATTAAAGTGCAAAAATTAGATGATTTTTATGCAGCAGGAACAAGTTATGATATAAGCGAATATGTAGATACTAAACAAGGTCAAGTTAACGTAGCATTACCTTATAAAGAAATAGAGTTTGGTTATGAAGGAACAGGAACTTTACTTGCTTTACAATACGAACAACTGTTTGGTAAAAAATGGGGTGCAGAAAAATTTACAGGAGATGCTACAATAGGTAACAACTTTGATGCTCCTAATCCTACATATAAAGTAACACTTCCTTTTGAACATATACAAATGGAACGCCTTGTAGATGCAGACCCTACAGGTATCGGTCAAACAAGTATTCAATATGGTTATTTTGTTGATGATAATTTAGAAGCATACTTTGACAAGCCTTTATTATTTTATCCTATACTTATAGCAGGAGGAGCTACAAGAGTAAGTTTTAAAACAGATACTGATAGTAATTCACATCCTGAATATGTAGATAGTTATTATATTCCAAGTAATAGTGTAAGCACAAGTCCTGTAACAACAACAGGAAAATTAAATAATCATTTTTATAATGAAACAAACGAATGGACTAATACAACTGAATTTACAAGAACATTATTTCAAGAAAATTATCTTACATACATACAAGATGTTTTTAATAGCAAAAGAAGATTAATTAAAATAAAAGCATACTTACCATTAAAGATTATTTACAAATTAAATATGAATGATAAAGTTGTAATTAATAATCAAAACTTTACAATAAATACTTTAAATACAAATCTAAATACAGGAGAAAGTTCAATGGAATTATTAAATGAATTATGATTAAAAATATATTAGAATTATTAAAGATAGCAGAAGGAGAAACAGAAACAATTAGAATTGCACAAGGCAAATATAAATTAGCTGAAACCTTTAAAGAAGGATTTAAACAAATTAAAAATGAAATAAAATGGCAGAAGTAATACAAGTTCAGTTAGATATAGAAACTAAAAAAGCTGAAAAAGGTGTAGACAACCTAACAGACGAAATAGTTAATCTTAATAAAGAGGTTAAAAAAGGAAATGATGAAACTGCTAAAGGTTTAAAAGGTGTTGAAAAAGCATCTGATAAAACTGCAGGTGGTGTTAAGAAAATTGGTGGTGCTTTAAAAGCATTAGGTATTGGTCTTATAGTAGCAGGTTTTGCAAAGTTTACAGAAGTTCTAAATGAAAATCAAAAGGTAGCAGACTTTTTTTCTATAACATTTGAAACATTATCATTAGCTTTTAATGATTTGTTTAATTTTATATTTGATAATACTGATGCAATAACTAACTTTTTTAAGGCAGCATTTGAAGACCCTGTACAAAATATGAAGGACTTTGGCAATTCTTTATACGAAGGGGTTATTGTAAGATTTAATGAAGCATTAGAAGTTTTAGGTTATTTAGGTGCTGCTATAGAAAAATTATTTAAAGGGGATTTTGCAGGTGCTATGGATGCAGCTTCAATGGCAGGTAAACAATTTGTAGACGTTGTAACAGGAGTTGACGATTCATTTGACAAAACAGTAGAAGTTGTAGACAAGGTGGTTACTGCTACTTCAAATTATGTTAAAGAAACTGTTAAAGCTGCAACAGAAAATATTAATCTTGCTAAAACAGCAGAATTGGCAGCAGTAGCTAATCAGGGTTTAATTGAGAAGTATGACTTACAGGCAGAAACATTAAGACAGGTAAGAGATGAAGAAAGAAACACTATAGCTGAAAGAAAGAAAGCAAACGATGAATTAAATGCAGTATTAGACGAACAAGAAAAAGCAATGTTAGGTAATGCCAATGCTATACTTGCTGCTGCTCAAGCACAATTTAAAAAGAACGGAAATGATGAAAACCAAATAGCTTTAATTGAAGCACAAAATGAAGTATTAGCAGTACAAGCACAAGTTGCAGGTTTTAGGTCAGAACAAAAAGCAAATGATTTAGCATTAGATAGGGAACAAAAAGAATTGAATCAATCTATAAGTGATGCAGAAGCAGAAAGAAATCAAGCACAATCTGAATTTACAGCAGAACAAATAGAGAATGATTATTTAAGATTACAAGCTCAATTAGATATTGCAAAACAAGAAGAAGAAATAGAATCAAAAAGATTAACAGAAAAAAGAGACCAATACAAACAAGGTACACAAGCCTATGTTGACGCTAACAACGAACTATTAGCATACCAACAAGAAAACGCAAATACACAAGTTTCAATAGAAAAAGATTTAAATAAATCTAAAAAGGATTTAACTACAAAGGCTTTAACTGATATGGCTACTATTGTAGGTAAAAACTCAAAGTTTGGTAAAGCTATTGCGATTGTACAAGCTATTAGAGATACCTATGCAGGTGCAAACAAAGCATTAGCACAAGGAGGTATATTTGGTTTTATAGGTGCAGCAGCAGTAATTGCAGGAGGTATTGCAAACGTAAAAACAATAACATCAACACCAGAACCAACACCACCAGAAGGAGCATCGGTAGGTGGGAGTTCAGCAATTCCACCAACACCATCTGCACCACCTGCATTTAATATAGTAGGTCAAGGAGAAACAAGTCAGTTAGCAGATGCAATAGGAAGTCAAGCAAGTGAACCTGTTAGAGCATACGTTGTAAGTAACGATGTAACAACTGCACAAGGGCTTGAAAGAAATATTGTAGAAGGAGCAACAATATAAATGCAAAATTTTTAATTAATAACGTTATATAAAATATGAAGATAGTCGAATTGATACTTGACGAAAATCAAGAAGAATCTGGAATCGAAGCAATATCCATAGTTGAAAATCCTGCCATAGAAGAAGATTTTGTTGCTTTAAAAAGTAATGAAATTAAACTTGCAGAAATAGATAAAGAAAAAAAGATATTAATGGGAGCTTTGTTAATACCAAACAAGCCTATATATCGAAATAATGGAGAAGATGAATATTATATATACTTCTCTAAAGATACGGTATTGAAAGCGTCCCAAATGTATTTGACAAAAGGCAATCAAAACAATTCAACATTAGAACACCAACATTCATTAAGTGGTTTAAGTTTAGTAGAATCTTGGCTTGTTGAAGATGAAGTACACGACAAGTCCAGAAAGTATGGTATGAATGTACCTGTAGGAACTTGGATGGGTGCTGTAAAAGTCAACAATGATGAAGTTTGGAATGACTATGTAAAAACAGGTAAAGTAAAAGGGTTTTCAATAGAAGGCTACTTTGCAGATAAAATGGAACGACCTAAAGAATCAATTAAAGAAGATATGTCAGAAAAACAAGCAGACTTATTATTAAGTCAAATAGAAAAAATAGTTAAAGGCGAAAAAGTAGAATTGGCTAATGTTAAAGAAATTCCTAAATACGAAGCTAAATTAAAACAAATACAAAAAGGGATTAGAGATTTTGAATCTTTTAAAAATGAAACTAAACCAGAAATTTTAAAAACTGTAAAATGGTTAAATCAATTTAAAGCTGCAGTAGTTAAAATAGGTTTAAAGTATTCTGATGTAAAAGGATTAAATGAAATTAATGATTTGTATTACAAAGTAAACAGCGAAGCAAAATCAGCAAAAATAATATAACTATGAGTAAGCATATAAACAAAATATTCAGTATGATTCAAACTGAATTAAAATCAGAAAAAGTAGAATTAGGTATTGTGCAAGATATAATAAAAGTATTCAAAAAAGGTAGAGATCAATTTACTACAGCAGCTTCAATGGAAGATAGGGCATTCGGAGAATATGCTAATTCTTTAAAAACTTTACTACAAGCACAAAAATTAAGTGAAAAAGCAAAATCAGAAGCAAAATCACTTGGTGTTGAAATTCCAAAAGAAACACAAAGAATTTTTTTATTAATAGACCAATTTATTAAAGAAGCGAGAAAGAAAAAATAACAAATGCCTAAAAAAGAATTTTTTCCAAGTTATACAAGTCCTAAAAGTTCAAGACGTGCTTGTTTATGTAAAGACAAAAATACTTATTCAAGAAAGTGTTGTGATGGTTCTTTATGGGCTCAAGGCATAGGAGTTATATCAAGAACAATATGAAAATGCAAAAAAATTAATTAACCACGTTATATATATAATTATGAAATCAACTGAAATGTTAAACCAAATCAAGACCCTTCTAAATATAGAAGTTAAACTTGAAGAACAAAAACTTGAGAACGGCACTCGTGTAGAAGCAGAATCGTTTGAAAAAGGTAAAGAGATATTCATTCTTACAGATGACGAAAAAGTTGCTATGCCAGTAGGAGAATACCTACTTGAAGATGGTAGACTTGTAGTTGTTGCAGAAGAAGGAATTATTGATGACGTTAGAGAAGTATCTGACGAAGTTCCACAAAAGGAAGAAGAATCTAAAGATGAAACTGAAGATTTAGAAAAAGAAGAAGAAGAAATGGAAGAAGAAGCTGACGTTGAAGATTGGGCTGGTATGGAAAAAAGAATTAAAAATCTTGAAGATGCCATTGCTGACCTTAAATCTAAAGTAGGAGAAAGCAATATGGAAGAAGAAAAAGAAGTTGAAATGGAAGAAGAAGTTTCAAGACAACCTAAATCCAGAACAATTAAAGAAGAATTTAACGAAGAAGTAAACGAGCAATTAAAGGAAGAATTATCACAACCTGCTGCTGCTCCAATCAAGCATAATCCAGAAGCTGGAAATGCAAAAAAGGAAAATTTTAGAATTGCTCCTAACAGACGCCCTTCTACAATGGACTATATATTAAATCAATTAAATAAATAAAATAAAAAATTATGCCACAACCAACTATTACTACTACTTATGCTGGAGAATTTGCAGGTAAGTACATCGCTGCTGCTCTATTGAGTGGTAACACATTAAGTCAGGGTGCTGTCGAGATTAAGCCAAACATTAAGTTTAAAGAAGTTATGAAAAAAGTAGTTACTTCTGGTTTAATTACAGATGATTCTTGTGACTTCACATCTGCTGGTTCTGTAACACTTACAGAAAGAATTATCCAGCCAATAGAATTTCAAGTAAACCTTGAATTATGTAAAACACCTTTTGAATCAGACTGGGGTGCAGTATCTATGGGATATTCTGCTTTTGATAATTTACCTCCTGATTTTTCAAGTTTTTTAATTGCTCACGTTGCAGAACAAGTATCTGCTAATACTGAAAGCAATATCTGGCAAGGAAATCTTGGTGGAGC